ACGCGAAACTGCCCCCTGCCCTTCGAAGCCAATGACCCGAACGTCCATCGCCGAAGAGCTTGAGCGTGCCGCCGACCGCATTGCGGATATATCGAGGCCGGATCTTCAAATCATCCTTCGCCGCGCTGCCCTGATGCTGCGAAACGTCGCTGGCGTTCCGCTGGAGCCCGCGACGGACGATGCACTCAACTCGATCGCCGCTGAGATGAAGATCAGCCGGTCAGACCTCATCCAGATTGTGTTACGCGAGTGGCTGGAGACAAACGCCTATCTCCCGGTGCGCCAAATCGATGAGGACAGCGAAACGGACGGGAGCGCTTAGGATGCTTCGCTTTGGGCAAGCGAAAGCCCCCGCCTCGGCGGAGGACACGGGCCCGATCGGGGGGCCGATCTTGGCAGGCGATAAAGGGCACCACCTGCCGCGCACATCAACCATTAGCGATAGCTAATGTTCCGTCGAGGCCGGCCGGCAGGATATTGTCACCCCCGGAACCGCTCGGTGTGCCAGGTGATCTTGCCGTTGACCTTCATCGGCTTATGGATCATCAGCCGCTTCGGCAGGTGCTCGGGGTGCACTTCAACCAGCGTGATCGTCACCTGCGGCTTGCAGCGGCTGCAATCGAATTTCAGCTTCAGCGGGTCGACACCGCCGCCATACACCATCATCAGATCGGCCGACCGACAGTAGCGAACATTGCCGCAGCTGCATTCCGCCTTGACGAGCATGTTGTGCCGGGTCGCCTTTCCCAGCGTGTCGATCGGATCGTGCGCCATGCTGACAAAGAAGGAACATATTCCTCGCCAGTCAAGAGGCTCTTGACTCCTATGTTCTCATTTTGTTCACTCTCGGCAGGATAGTCACAGGAGGATGACATGGACCTCGTTCTGTCAGTTCCGGGCGCATCGCCCGAGGAAATTTCGCGAGGCTTGGCGGCAGCAGAGGAAGCACTAGAACGCGCTGGTTTCACTGCCGAGGAAGCCGCTTTCGGTGCCTTCACTGTTGAAGGCTGGGACATCAACGGTCCGCCCGAAGATGGTCCTGACCATCCGGCATCCCGCGCCGCAAGTGCTTGGGGACAAGCCCATGCGGCAGCATTGGAGGCCTGTTGTGAGGGCTGGCCGGAGAGCCGCATGCCCACATCGGTAGGGCTGGAGTTGCTGACCGATCCCGAAACGCAACTCGCCGATCGTTCGACAGCGCTGGCAATGCTTCGCGAACATCTCGAGCAAGATGGCAAGGATACGTTAAACGGGGATGACACTATTTTGGCTTGGCGGGTTGCCGCCGAGGTCGTCGACCAGCTTTCGATGCGCGAGCTGATTTGCGACCTGTCAGTGGCTTTTACCGCCCTAGCCCTTGCGCATCGTCGCCCGGATGAACCGATCGAACCGAAGCGCCGAGCTGTGCGCGACGCAATCAATGCGCTAGAGGCAGCTACCGACAAGCCGTCCTTACACTGATGCCGAAACGCAATCGCGTCACGCCGGCGCCATCGGTTATCGACCGGGATTGGCCGCACCAGGTTGCCTTACCGGATGACATCTGCACTGACCGGAACCTGACCATGATCACGAAGTTCTGCCAGGACATCGGCGTCAAGCCACAGATCAGGCGTGTGCAGGCGATATGGCCGAGCGGCAAATACGAGGACTATCGCATCCACTGCTTTTCCGATCCCGCCGCGGCGAAGGCCTTCCTTGACCATTTTAGCGGCGACGTGTTCGATCCGAAACGCGATCGAGAGGGTGGGAAGATCCGGGGTGTCTGGCGCCGCACTGGCGAATACAAGCGCATCCTCGACCTTGGGCCTTTGAGCGTTCCCGAGATCCTGCGCAACTAGGGGCAAGATATGTGTAATCTCTACAATCTCACGACCAGCCAAGAGGCCATACGCCAGTGGACGGGTGCCCTCCGGGATATCCTCGGCAACCTGGAGCCGTCGATTGACATCTATCCGAACAGGCCCGGCCCGGTGGTTCGTAACGCGCAAGATGGGCAGCGCGAGGTCGCCAACCTTCTCTGGGGAATGCCGACGCCGGCCGAGCGCGTGAAAGGTGCCGCCGACTACGGCACGACGAACATTCGCAATCCACAGTACGGCCACTGGCAGCAGTACGTTGGCGTGGAGAACCGCTGTGTGGTCCCCGTGACGAGCTTCGCGGAGCCCAGCCCCACGCCTGGCGATAAAGACCCCGAAACCGGTATTCAACGGAACTACTGGTTCGCGGTGAACGAGGAGCGCCCCTTGTTCTTCTTCGCCGGCCTATGGACGCCCTGGCATGGCGTGCGCAAGGTCAAGGACGGTCCCGGCGACTTCGAGCTCTACGGCTTCATGACGACCGCGCCCAACGCGCTGATCAAGCCAATCCACGAGAAGGCTATGCCGGTGATCCTGACGAGCCAGGAAGAGATCGAGACCTGGCTTACCGCGCCCTGGTCAGAAGCGAAGAAGTTGCAGCGCCCCGCGCCCGACGATGCCCTCGTGATAGTCGACAAGCCAGCGACGCAGATCAAATTCCCGCAACAAGCGCCGCAGCAGGGCTCATTGTTCTAAGCAGTGGAGGTACCGCTCATGGCAGACCGCATCATCACACTCGACAGTCGTCAGGAAGCAGCCTTGCAAACCGTCGCCGACAAATTCGTCGCCCTGCACAAGGGCGATCCGATGAAGGCCCTGAAGGAGATGATCGTGCTGAACGGTCGCCTTCAGGAGCAGCTTGACGCGCTCAAGGCCTCTCCTCTCGGCAAGCGCTACGGATGAGCGACGAACCGGCCAGCCTTGCCGAGGGCATGCATGACTGCGGCACCCCGCGCACCTGATGTCATTGAAGTTGGGGCCGGTTAGATTCCCCAAGGCGTGTGTCATTTGTTAATCAGGTCGAAGCACTCCCGCTTCCTTAGCGGCGGCGAGAAATGCCTCTCGGGCCTCATGAGGTGTCGCTTGGTCCACCAGAGCGTTCATGCATGTGCGCACCGCCTGGTTCCACTTAGGGCCGCGCTTGGTCCATGTGAGAAGATGTTCGGCGGCCGCCTCGACATTGCTTATTATGTAGGTCATTCCTGCCTGCTTGCCGCTGACGGGGACCGGTGGGGAGAACCAGTGGGGTGCCATTAGAGGTCACCTCGGGCGACCCTACGTTTCAGGTCGACAGCATTCAGGAGGTCAACCAGATCGTCAGCGTACTCCATGTCGAGACCCTCGGCGGGTGCGCCATACACATCAGCTGGCTGCCCGGTGAACACATCGAACACCGTCCAGCTCCCGTCAGGGTCTTTCCTCAGGTCGTATCGCTGCTGTGCCATAAGGGCTAATTTAGAATACCCTTATGAGCATCTTCAATGGCGTCCAGCAATGAGGTTAGCGTTGGTGGCAGCGCAGGTTCAGCCTCCAGTCCGAAGACCTTTTGCACTTGTCGACGATTGTCCTCGTTGCGAATCAAATCACGAAGATGGTCGGCGACGGTCTTGTGACCGGCTTTGTCGCGCTTGGCCATTTAGCTGTCCCCGACAATCCTCCGCAACGTATTGTCCGACAAATGGTTCCCCTGCCGAGTCGGGCCGCGCCCTATTAGGTTCTGAGCCGAGAATCTCGGCCGTTAGCCGCTGCTCCCGGTGCCGAGCTGTTTTCGCATCCCGTGCCGCGCGCTCGACGTCGATCAACTCGCGCGCAGCATCTGAGGTGCGCTCCTTTCTGGCTTGTCTTTCTTTGTCGGTGAACCGTTGCCTTGCCTGCATTGTTGCCCCGATCTGACGTGCCGCACAGTGTTGCCGCACAGAACGATTGTCGCCAGGCCGGGTTCCACCCCCCGGACAGCAAAAAGCCCGCCACCTTTCGGCAGCGGGCGAGTGTCATCGAGTGCTGGGATCAACCAGCATAGGTCAAACTTTTCGCGAGCCGGGACGGTTGCGACTAATTTGAAGGTTGGCCATTGGGTTCATAGTCTTCGATAACCAACTTTGCCACCTCTATGCCGCTTGGCTCGGTTGGAAGAGGCGGAAACTCGATGCCCATCTGGCTGGTGATAAGCATAAACATGTCAGAAAATTTGGCCCAGATAGAGTAACGTGTAATCGTCATGGCAATTTGCAAGGCCTCATCGCCGACTGACTCGTCGAGGATACAGCCGTAGCGTGCCTCGACGGATACCGCAGGCCTCTCGCCATCTGGTATCTGTTTGCCGCATTCCAACTTGCAAACAAAGTAGAGCTTTCCTTCGGGGCCCGGTTCAGGCCTCGTAACGCTAATGCCGTAATAAAGCTCGCTTTCGTCAATCTTTGCTGTGTCGTTCAGTTTGATCTCAATCGCGATCAAACCGAGCGACGACATTGCAGAGCGATGAGTATCGTCCCGCAGCTCAGGCATCAGATTTTACCCGCCAAGGATTGGAGGATGATCCGGCGACAATGCGAGCGCTAGTACGCTCAAATACCCTCCTACCCGGCACATCATGTTGAGTAACTGATTTCTGATGTGTCCACGCTAGAGAAGCAAAGCTGTGCAGTTGGAGAAGAGTCATTTCATCGCGCTTAGCTGCAAAGACATTGTCCACGCGGTCCTGAATCCTCCTGCATTCAAGCTTTTCGGCGATGGCCTCAGAAACCCAACTATTGAGGCTTAGGCCAACCTCGGCCGCAGCCATCGCCGCCCCGCGATGCACCTCTGCATCCACGCGAACGTTGAAGGACCCTTTGAAAGGCCTAGATGGTTCGCGCCCTAACTCAAGGCAATCCTCAAGATAGGCGTCGATCAAATCCTCTGCCGCCTTTTGCGCTTCTGAAGCGCTGTCGCACTGAGCTACGAGCAAGTCATCAATGTGGAGTACTTTGACAAACAGCGCCCCATCATCGAACTCAACAGAGGCCTGATATCCTTTGTAATTGACCGTTTTCATAGCTGCTTCCTCTCTAAGAGAAGATCTCTTATCTGCTTAACCATGTAGGCCGGAATCTCGGTACCGGGGTGCGGTTCGTGCAACCGGATAATCGCTTTAGTTTCTTCGTGCACAAAGCGCCGTCGACTTCCGCCTCCGGTACTAGTCTGGACATAGCCAATGGCTCTGAGAAGCGCGATAGCGTCTTTGTAAGGGTATGGTCCATTGCAAGCTTTTAACTCTTGCTTGAGCTTGTCTATTCGGGCCACATCGGTCTCCGATCGCACTTAGACCGATTGCAGCGCCGCGTGCAACTAATTTTTAGTCGCACTAGGTACCTAGCGCGTAGGGACCTTTCGGACAAGTTAACTTTTTGCAATGCAGCATTGAAATTCATGAGTACGCTATGCCGTCAAAATGAGACCCCGAGGCCAGACAGGCAAGGCGGCGTGGTTGATGTTCCCGAATTCACCTTGGTCGCGGCTCCTTGAATGCTAGCTCGACGCAAGCGACGGCCAATCAGGAAGAAGAGTCGATTCTTAGATGCATATTCTATTCCTTGACCAAAGCAAGAGCAGCAAAGAAGTGATCGTCCATTAACGGCCCGGGCTCAACCGTTTTGCACTATCGAAATACTGTTACCGCTCCGAAAGTCGCCAGTTCTCTGACCAGTAGGCGGTGACGAGCGAAGCCAGCGCGCCGGGCGCCATACCGGTGACGCAAAGCTAGTCCTCAGGTGCCGGCTTGATCTTCCGCACGACGTATTCAAACAGAATGTCGGATATCCACATTGCCGAGACGCCGATCAGGAAGGCGGCGGCCAGTGTCGTCGTGTCGTTGGTGGGGCCAGGAATCGGCAGGCCCGTTGCCTGGAAGTAGGCGACAGCCGGCAGTGTGAGATACGCCGCCGCCAGTGCTCCGCAGATTGGCGAGGCGATCATTTCCCGCAGCTTGTATCGATGGCGGGACAACGCGCGCAGAATGCCCCCGGCGAGGCCTGCAACGACAACTGGCCCTTTGATGCCCAGGAGGTCGAAAAGATCATGCATCACGGCTTCCATCCGCAGAGTTTCTGGCCAGTACGATTGTGCGCGAGAATGCCCCTCACCTCAGCATCCGACAGGGCCGTAATGGCCGCCGCTGACAGCCGTATGGGGCTTTCGAGGGCGCAAAAGCTGCCTTTCGTGGAGGTGCAGCCGGCAAGCGCGATGAGGCCCGCAAGGATCAGGGCTTTGACCATGATTTGAGCTCCTCCCGCGCTTTGTCCGCTGGCAGTGCGCCAACGTCATTCTGCACCTGGTCTTTGATGTCTCGGGCACCAGCTTCAGCCACTACTTGCTTGTTGCGCTCACGCTTGGCGCCCCGCAGATTGCCCCAGCCGATGCCAAGGACGGTTGCCAGAGCGCCAAGGGCGGCAATGGCGATCGAGGTGTGGGTGAGCAGGAATCCCAGCAGCGCGGTCATTGCTGCACTTCCACATTAGCGTGGTCGGGCAGGATGTATCCGAAGGCCCAGACGTAGACCGGGAGCGCAGCAGCCCACAGGTCGACGTCGCCATACTGCGGGAAAAGGTTGGACACCACGACTCGGCTGACATTCCACGCAAGCGTGGCGACAACCGCCCCGGTCAGCTTGTTAGTGGGGTTGATGCTACCCTGTTTGATCGTCGCCATGTCAGTGAATCCCCAACCATGCGAGCAAGGCGCTTACGCCCATGATGATCAGGACGATGAAGCTGTTACGGTTGCTCTTTGCAGGCGCCGGTACGAGGACCGGCTCAGGTGCTGGTATAGGCGGCACAGGAGCGGCAGGAGCCGGTGTTGGCGGCTGTGGAGCCGGGACGGGTGCTGGCGGGGCTGATGCAGACTGCGCCGTCATCTTCAGAGCATTGGCGCGCACTGACGCCACGCGGCTTTGCCAGCCCTTGCCGAACGTGCCCCATGTTGGCAGGCGCTTCAGGAAGGCCATTCGGGCATCGCAGAGCGCATCGACCACGACGCCAGCCGGCTTAGACTCCACTGCCGCAATCGTGTCTGGGCCTATGCGCCCGTCCTGCGCAACACCGACAACGGCCTGGAGGTACTTCGCCGCCCTGCCCTGCCCGGAATTGACTGCGAAGTCGAACACAGCGTAATCGACACCATCGGGCAGCTCGGCGCCGGCAACGGCGTCCCAGTAGAAGCGGCGATAAACGGTCGCGATCTGGGCATCCGAGATATGGCGAAGGTCGTCCTTCGTCGCATTGGCTTGGACGTAGCGGCGGTAATTGGCGAGGGTGACGCCTTTCATAGTGGCGCCGCCCGGATCGGCCGGATTGTCCGACCAGCCGCCCTCGGATTTGAGGACAAGCGCAAGCGCCCGCGCAAAGTTGCGATCCATGGGTTTCCTTTCCGCCCTCGCGGGCAGGGTTTTTGAGCTTTGAGATGGGGGATCGACTTGCTTCAGCCGCGGTGCTTTGATGCCGGCGGGTTTAACGGGGAGAAAGCAATGAAATCTGAGGAAAATCGCGAGCTAACGGAGATTGCCTTCGTCTATCCCGGTGTGCTCCGGATCGCCTTGAGGATGCTGATGGCGACACAGGGGGTTGCCGCATTGGACAGCTTCGCCGTCCATGCCGAAGCCGCCGTCAAAGACCTTCGTGCCCAAGGCGATGACGACCCCTACTCGCTTGCAAGGAAGTCATTGGCCCGAGACATCGCGCTCGTGCGGGACGACCCAGCCCTGACCTAGCGCAGCCGCCATCTTTTTCGACGGGCACGTGTGCAGGAATAGGGCGATGGAAACTCATCTGGAAGTCTGGGTCGGGCGGCTCCTGAAACTGTGGCAGGAATGGGCGCCAGCCATGGGTATTGTCGTCGCAGTCTTGGTCTGTTTGGTCTGGACGGTTTACCTTCCGATTGTCGGGTTGCGGCATCTGCTAGGCTATTGAGCGCCGGACCAGCCCCTAGGCTAGAGCGTCAGTCCGGCTTTGGCGCCGAAGAAGGTTGTGCAGTCGCCCTTGTTCTGTGCGCTCATCGTGCGAAGGACGACGATGCCTCCATAGAAAATGACATTTTGAGAGTTCGGTGAAGTGCTAATAGTATTGAGCGCGATATGAGTATTGACGAATATCAGGCCCGGGGAAAACGGAGTGTCGTTGTTTGTCGTCGCGCCATCCGTAGTATCGACGCGAAACGCCATCTCGTCAGCGTCAGGCGTTGCCGAAGCTGGAGAAAAGAAAACGGCGTAGTGTGTATCGACGGCAATTGACGCGCTTTTCTCGAAGTTAAAGCCGCTGTTGTCGGTTGCGCTCACATTGTAGGTAGAGCCGGAGGAATAAATCAGGATTCCTTCTCCGGAGGTTCCAATTGTCATATGAACGACGAGCGCGGTGCTGGATGCGCTGGAAGCCACGCCCATGTAAAGATCATCCGTAGTATTATCGACGGACAAGATGTTGCCTGTCCGTAACAGATCAGAACCGCCCGTGAATTCGAGCCAATGCAGGATCCCATCTGTTTTATAGGTGGGCCTCGCTGTGTCTGTGGCTTGGAGAAGGTGGAGTTCATTCCCGCTCTTGTCGAGGATCGCCCCTACCGGATCGCCATTAGCAGTAACCGGCGTGTTCATGGCGCTGTCCTGAAACAGCGTGGACAGGTCCGACGGATCGTACCAGGCGCCGGTCTCGCCATTGGCGAAGAGCGTCGTCGGATCGAAAGCCGGCGGGGCGCCGCCGCTGGCTTTGAACTGGCGTGTGAGGCCCAAGCCAAGGCCAAGAGACATCGGGCTCATCCGTCGATCACAGCGACTTTTTCAGCCGTCATGGCTGCGCCGAAATCCCGCGTCTGACCGTCAAGGATGAGCCAGCCATCGCCGGCAGACGCGGTCGGATTTGCGCCGAACTTCACCCAGATTTTGCCACCTGAAGCGGTAATCGACCAAACCGGGAAGGTCTTATCGATCGGATCGGTAGGAGCAGCGGAAACGACGGTGGATTGCTGGGACGCGCCGCTCGACGCGAGCGCCTGGCTGCCCAGTGCTACAGATCCATAGATTGGAGCGCCGTTATAGGTTCGTTGTGCGACGCTGCCGAGCGTGATCGCCACGGTTGCCATGATAATAGCCTTTCGTTGGGGATTCTTAAGCTTCGAGTGTGGCGACACGGGCGCGCAGCGCCTTTACCTCAGCCAGGAGGATCGGGACGAATTTCGAATAATCGATGCCCCAAGGCATAAATTCTTCATCACCGGGCTCTCCGGTACCGACGGCCACGGCGTCAGGGAAAATCGCATATGTTTGCTGCGCCTTCACGCCATAGCCGGTGCCGCCGACCTTCCAGTCGAAGTGATAGGCATTGAGGGCGTCAATCAGCGTGCCGCTGTCGAACGATTGGAAATTCTCTTTCAGTCTTTCGTCCGAGGTGGTCGCATAGGTGGTCGCGCTGCCAGTAGTCGAAATGCTTCCGACCGTATTGTTGGGGTTGGTGAACGTTGCGCGCGTGACAGTGCCGACCGATGTCGCTGAAAAGTTGGCCTGGCCGGCGGCACTCACCCTGAATCCATCGGACGCGCCAGTAGACGAAAATGTGCCCATCTGGAAAAACGAGCCAGTATTGAGGAATTGCGCCAGCAAGGCGCCAAGGTGGTTGTAAATCCCAACCCCGGCCGCGTTCGAACCGATGTATCCCCGGACCACTCCGATATCGGACAGTCGAATTTTCGCCTCGGTGCCGTCGTTTGAATTGACTAGAACGGGCGTGCCGGCAGTGAAGAATGACTGCTGGCCAGACCATGTATTTGCGCCGGCCTTCAGAGCCGCGATTGCAGCATCGACTACCGCCTGATTGAGGAACATGGTCTCGAAGGCCGTTCCGTCGCAGGTAATCAGAACGCTTGCATTTTTGATCAGGGTCAACGTCGCTGCGCCGTCTATGGTTTCCGCGCCGTTTGGATCGATCGGGATGCTGGAAGGACTGTCATTTCGCAGCAGAATGGTCCAGCCCGCGCCCAGCGTAGCGGCGGCTGCGAGGGTAACGCTTGTCGTGGTTCCCGTAATTCTCCAGAAGGCACCGTTGTCGGCCTTAACCGCATTCACGGCCCCGACGACATTCTTAATAACTGGAACCGGCGTGATCCCGAGCGCCGTTTGCAGCGCAAAGCTGCTTGCCGTGTTCAGCAGGCCCCCCATGTAGGCGCTCATCGAGACATCGGCGTCAGGCATGGACAAGACTCGCGTCGTGCCGCCAGTGACGGCGCCGACATCGATGCGGAAAAGCTTCGTCACATCGGCGGGATCGGCAATTAGGAACGCGTTGTCCTTGAAGTATTCCGAGCCGCTGAAAAGGCTGTTTATCGCGCCTTGCTTGGTCGATGCGCCGGTGCCACCAGATGCGATGGTGCGGACCGAATTGAAAGCCGCGGCGAAGTCGTCGATCTGGGCGTTGTAGTCGGTTTCGTCGATCGGCTGATCAAAGACACCATAGACGCCAGGCAATAGCTGATAGAGACCGTTGACGAAGGGCATCGGCGTTTTCTCCGCTGAAGGTTTTTTGGCTGTGAATGGCCGGCTCTTACCGAGCGGCCGAAAATCAGTTAGAAGGGCGAATGTCGCGAACGACCGTCCTGCAAATCATTGCCGCCGTGATCACCGTCGCGGTGCTTGCGGTGTTGCATCGGGGACTGGACTGGTTTCTCAGCAGCTTGGAACCCAGGTTTATGATGGGCTTAGTCGCGGGCTTTTTGATTGGCACCTTTTCAGTGCTGCTGATCTGGTATTTTGAAGACCGCAAAGATAAGTCACTGGCGCCCGGCGGACGGACCCGAGAGCAGCAACGCGCGCGCAACACGATCGACCTGTGACTGTTGCAGCGGAGATCCCCGGCTGGCTTTCATGAGTGCTGCTAACACTGGGCTCTGTTGTCCGGCCGTCAGCGAGCGTGCCATATCCGATATCGCTTTCTCGTTTCCACCGCTGCGCAGCGCATTGATTATGTTCTCCGCCGCCTTGTAGCCTGACGCTCGCGCCACGCCACGAACGCCACCAGCCATGAAGGCTTCGGGCACGCCAAAGCTGTACCCCTCGTCGCCTGTAACGGCTCGCTGAGCAGCCAGTCGCGCGGCGCTCTCCGAATTCCGCGTCACGATGTTCGACGTATCGGCAAACAGCCGCTCCCGGTCGAGCAGATCGATGATCGCGCTCGCCTTGTCGGCGCCGAACAGGCTCGACAAGCGCGCCCGGTTCCAATCGCCTTCGCCCTTGATGATCTGCTGAAGCGCAACGCGGTCGTTCGCCCTGGTCCCGACAATGCGCTCAATCTCTGCGCGGGCACCTTCGCGCAGGCGTAGCGGAACGGCTGACGGCCCGATTTGCATACCCTGCGGCAAGGCGCCCTGCCTCACTTCCGCCGCGAGCTCATCAGGCCGGGGCGCTTCCCTGCCATCGGAAAGCACCGTCTGGCCGCGTTGAAGTGCCGTGCGCTGGCGGGCCAGCTCCGCATATTTTGCGTCGACTTCCTTGATGCCGGGCACGGATGCGCGAAGCTCATCGTCGACCGCCTGCCTGGCTGTGGTAAGCGCATTGACCGCATTCGATCCCTGCGTCGTCTCCAGCATATCGTCAATGGCGTGACGGGTGTTCAGCAGTTCTGCGGCGTCGCTCACCAGAGAAGTACCGGGAGGCGGCTCACCCAGAGCGCGCGCACGGGCGATATCTGCCGGCGTAGGCTGATGGTCGAGCATCGAGCGGACACGCTGGACGACGCGCTGCGGTTCGCCTCGCAAACTCTGGGCTTCCTGTTCGAGGTAGCGGGCGATCGGCAGCGTGTCGACCGGCGCAGCGTCCCGCAAGGCCTCCCGGTACTCAGGCTGCAAATGCTGCTGATTGCGATCGATCCGCTCAACGACGCGCGACGGCGTGGGAGCCGAGCCAAGGGTATCGTCAAGAGTTGACCGGATGCGCCAATTAGCTTCTGCATCACGCGATCCGATAGCGCCGCGAACGATCTGCTTTCCTTCGCTAGGCGTGGCGGCAATTGCGCCGGCCGTGTGCCGCATATTCGGCCCAAGATCCATCATCATGCCATTGGCACCGAGATCGGGCAGCGCGGCCGGGTCAATGGCGTCGTCCTTTGCAGCTTTTGCCAGAACGGAAACGGCGCGCTTGTCGAGCCCGAGCGCCCGAGCGATTGCGCTGATTTGCACATTGTCGGCGATGGCCTTCACGCCCCTGCCGACCAGCGGCGCGACGACGGGCGCGGCCATGCCAAGACCCGCCCCGAGCCCCGTACCAATTGCCGTCTGCATTGGATCGCCACCCGATCGAACAGCGACGTCAGAGCCATTGATGACTGCCCCGCTTCCCGTCGATGCCATTAGCCGTAGTGGCAGGGATTCCACTCCGATGCCAAACGCTGCCGGCGCCGCCACCATGGCCGGGACAGTGGCAGCAACGGCGCCGGTCACGCCGCCAGCCGTGGCCGTGTGCGGATTGTCTCGCCTCACGTCCTGGCTGTAGCGGTCTCCCTCATCGTAGAGCTCATTGAACGACCGTCCCGTGAAAGGCATAGCCATGGCCGCAGCGGCGGCGCTGGAGGCCTTGTCGAGATAAGGCCCGACAATCGGGACACCCTGAAGGCCGCCCGTTGAGAATGCGCCTGCCTTGTCCTCCAACGAAGTTTTCGGCTGGTAGGTCGGAACGCCGGGAGGTTCGCCGGTTTCAGGATCGATCTTGACCCGCGCGCGACGTTCCTCCGGTGACAACGATGCAATGGCCGTGGCCTGTTCGATGCCCGCCCTGGCGCTGGCGTCGGCCCGAGCGACATCCGCCGTGCCTCCCGGTCGGAATGCGCGCACGTCGTCGAGAGTGACGCCCTCGGACGCGATGTAGGCGTCGATGTCCGTTTCAGGTGCGTCCTGAGCGACCATCTTGCCGATGTTGTTCTTGATGCGCGCGAGATCAGCCATCAGTCGAGCCCATACTTCTGCTTAAGTGCCGCCTTTGGATCGGCAGCAGGATCGCCCGCCTGTCCCCCGCCACCTCCAGCGGTCTTGATCGAGTCGACCATGACGCGGACCCGCGCAAGTTTATCCGCGACAGAGGTAGGATCTTCGCCCGGTTTCGGCATGAGAATGGAGGCTTGATTTTCAACTTCGCCGGGATTCGCGGTGGCGCCTGACGTGCTGTAGAGATACGTCGCGATGATCGTTTTCAGCGAATTGTTGGCGCGCTGATATTGCGGCGTCTGCAAGTAGTTTGCACCGTAGTTTCCGGCGCCAGGGATCGCCGACCAAGCCTGATCGCTCAGGTTGGAGAGCGCGCCGAAATTGTCTTCAACGATTTTCAGTTCGGGTGCGGCCACCTGATAGAGCTGCTGATTGCGCACCTGCTGTTCGGTCGGAGGCTTGACCGGTTTCGGCCCGGTCAACGGGATCATTCCCTGCTGTTGCGGGTTGGCAGGATCGGCAGCGGGAGGGGCCACAGCAGGCGCTTGCTGCTGGCCGGCATTCGGGGCCGGCGGTGCGATCGGCGCGCTCTGGGGCTGCCCCTGGGGCTGGGGCATCGCCTGCGGCGACGGCATCACCGGTTGAGGCTGGCCGCCCTGTGGCGATTGACCGAAAACACCCTGCGGCGTCATGAAGATGATGGCGCCGGTTGTCGGATCGGTGATGGTCTTGCCGGCCGCAAGCTGCTGGGCCTGGTCTTCGGTGATCTGGCCAGCATCCATCAAACCATTGAGACCCTGAGCCTCGACCGAACTGCCCTTGAAGCGGAACTTGCCATCGCTCGCGCCGCCGTCGGCCGCTTTGATCTCGCCGCTTTCCGGGTCGAACAAATGCGTATCGTCCAGCCGCTGCCAGTTCTTTTGCGGGTTGGTCAGGTCGCGGCGTGCCTTCTGCAACTGCAGCTGGCGCAGCGGGTCGGCCGCCTGTTGCTGGCGCTGAATTTCGCTCTCGATGATGCCTTTCTGAGCATCGCTCAGGAACGGCTGCTGGAGCGCGTTGTAAAGCTGCTGCATGTTTGGGCCTTGGGCAGCGTTAAACGTGTCCGCAGCGCCACCAGCGGCGGCAGGAACCATCGACGGATCGGTTTGCGCGGTCATCTGTGGCTGCGGTGCCGCTGGCTTGCCGAACAACGCCTGAGCGATCGGGCTCGCCGATGCTGGCGCTGCCTGACCCTGCGGCCCCTGCATGGGAATGGGAGCCGGTGCACCGTTGGCAACTGGCGTCAGATCCTCGCCGGGCCGGTTCATCGCAGCCCATTGCGCCTGGGTCGTGCCATTGCTGGCATATTCGGCAGGCAGCGGGCGCGCACCGCCACCGATACCGACGCTTGGATCGAGGCTTGCGACTTCTACCGGCTGGCCGGCCGCTTCGGCATTGACAGCCGCAAGAGCTCCGCCACTGGACGGGATTTCCCGACCGGGCCGGAACCCTTCGATATGCTCCATGGCCACAAGCGCGCGCGAACGCTGCTCCGGCGAGAAAGCCGAGAGCGGCGTATCAGGCGAAACACCTGCCGCCGAAGCCATTGCGCCTATATAGGCGGGCGTATCGTTTTCGCTCGGGGGAGCCCAGCGCGAGATAGCACCCGCCAATGTCTTGCCACGATAGCCAGGACCATCGAACAACAGCTTTTCCTTGGCTGCGCGTCCGGCCTCCAAGGTGGGGAATACCGCGAACCGGCCGTCCGTGCCAACCGCGCCCATGCTTCGCGCAAGCGGCCCGTATTCGATATTGCCGGGATTGTTGTTTCGCCAGTTGCGAGCACCTTCGCGCCGGATTGTCTGACCGTCTGCGGTTTGGACTTCAGTCCAGCCCTTCCCTGCCTGGGTCACGCCAGCGAAGGCGGTCGGCGGCAAACCGGCTGCATCGGCCGTTTGGGGGGCGTCCGCTTGGGCATTCGCGAAATCCATGCTCGACGGCAGGTTCGGGTTGTCGGCTTTGGGCTGTCCGGCCATTGCGTCGGCAACCTTGCTCGACGCGCCGGGAGCGGCCGGGAAAGCGGTCGAGCCGCCAAGCGCGGCCAGCACGGGATTGAACGCGGCATCGGCGGCAGTCTTGCCGGCGGCTTCCGAGGCGTCCGCCTTGCCCATCATCGAGCGGAACAGCAGCGCCTGCCCTATTGCCGACAAGCCTTCGCCGACGTTCTTCGGTGCGCCCTGGTTCATCAAGATTGCATTCGCGACCGCGCGCGCCTTCGCCAGTTCGCCGGGCGTCTTGTATTGCTGATCCGGGCCGAAGATGTAGGAGACCATCAGGAAAGACCTCCGCTGCCTGCGCCAAGGCCGAACAAGCCCAAAAGTGGGTTGCCGCCGCCCGGCGCCTTTGGAAAGCTGCCGTTCTTGTTCATTCGGTACATGAGCGCCTGACCGACTGTCGAAATGCCCGATCCGATTTCGGTCGGCATCTGTCCGGCTATCGCCATTTGAGCGCGCATCTGCTCATCACGCGTCATCGGTGCGCGCGGCTTGTTGCCGTCGAAAATGTAGGAGCTCATGCCGCTGCACCCATGGCAAAGAGGCCGGTAAGCGCCTTGGGATAGTCGACCTGACGATAACCGTCAGGATGCAACGAAACGGCATCCGGTACTTTTCGCTCGATCTCGTCGGCCATAAGTCCGAGACGCTTCGGTGCGCCCTTCGGATCGTCCTTGTAGTTGTAGGTCCACAAGCCCGTTCCGTCGTCGTCGAGGTCGATCACCTTGCGCTTGTTTTTCTTCAGGTCGGGGTCGGATGCCATGATGCCGGCAGAGCCGAGCCCGAACAGCCCGCCGAGGATGCCTTGTGATGCCTGGGCCTGCTGTTGGGCGATAGCCAGCCGCTGGTTGTAGTTGTCATTGACGAGCCCGGCATAGTCGACAGTCGGAATGTTGGGCATATTGGCGTTGACGAAAGTAGGCTGCTGGATCTGGGCGCCTGAAAGCAGGGAACCGATTTCGTTGATAGGCTGCGAGCGCTGCGCGTAGGCTTCGCTCAGCGCTTGGCTACGCTGCTGGTTCTGAGCGTTGAACTGCGCAAGCTGCGCATTCAGGCGCTGATCCTGAAGCTGATTGTTCTGCCCGGTGACCTGGTTCGAATTGCCAAACATCTGCTGAAGCGCGGAGTTGCTGAAGCCGGCCAAAGCCTGGTTTTGATTGAAGCCCTGCTGCTGCGCCGCATTGCCGAACTGCGCATTGTTGGCGTTTTGGCTGTACTGCTGGGCCTGCGCAGCGTTGGCGAACTGACCATTGCCGAGCTGCTGGTTATAGGCCTGCTGCTGGGCCGAGTTCTGAAACCCGGCGCGCTGGGCATCCAGGTTGGCAAGACGCGACTGTTCCTGACCAGACTGCAACAGCACCGACGTCCGCTGATCGTTCAAGCCCTGATTGAACTGGTTCATCGCCTGTTCGTAAGCGGACGAGCCAAGGCGGATGCCCTGGTTGGCAAGGCGCGTTTCGAGGGCTGCGCGCTGCTGGTCCATCTGCGGGTTGAGGCGGGACATAAGAGCGTCCTGCACCTGCTGAACATTGCCGGCGTAGCCATCAGCGGGGCCGTAATCCCTGGTGATCTGCCCTGCGTCGCCGATCTGGTTCTGGATATCGCCGGCGCCCGCGATCTGGTTCTGAATCTTGCCGCCATTGTTGAAGCTGGTCGCGAGCTGCGGCCCATTGGCGAACTGCTGATAATTTGGCGTCTGAAGGTTGGCAGCATTACCTGCGGCCGGGATCTTCGACAAATCCAGCGGCTTGCCGAGATAGTCGTTCAAAAACGAAGACTGGCTGTTTGCCAGCTTGGCGAGATTGCCCTGGGCCGCCTGCGATTGGTCAAAAATCGCCTGCTGCGACGGTGAGAGCGTCTGTGTCGCGGTATATTGCGGGACATAGTAGCCCTGCACCTGAGACCAACCAGCAGGCATGGAGGATGCGCCGGGCGTCGTGACATCCTTCGTGCCGACCTGAATTTGGCGGTCGCCATTCCGGCCGTTCACGGTCTGGTAGATTGGCTGCTTGGTCGTTGTGGAAGCACCCTGTATCGATTGGGGCGCCGCCGACTGGATTTGGCCGTTTGGGCCTTGCCAATAGGTCTGGCCGCCGGTTGCATCGCTGATGAATTTCTGGCCTGACTGGGTGTACGTCAGGTTCCCATAGGGCGTGACCTGATTGACGTTGCCGAGCGCAGCATTGGCCTGGGCCGTCGAGATGTTCGTCCCGGTCTGGGCCGCTGCTGTTTCCTTCGGATCGGGCGGCTCCGGCATGTCCGGCGCACAACGCAGCACTCGATCATAGAGACCGAATTTAAGATGCATGTTCATCGGAGCGCTCCTCGAAAGTAATCATCATGACTTCGGCAACCGGCTTGAAACCAAGGCGGCGCCAAAGCGCGACGGCGCGGGGATCTGTGCGGGCATCAATGGTGGCGCGAACAACGCCTTGCGATTTCAGGAATTGGAGAATGTGTTTGGTCAGGCGCCTGCCAACACCGTTTCGGTGATCGGGGTGAATGTAGATCGTGTCTTCTTTCCCGATCAGCTCGCGATTGTGCATATCGGTCTGGATATAGACCGTCGAATGTCCGACGGCCTGGCCCGTTTCAGTGCGGACAACGAACGTGTGCAGGTACTCGCCTTCGTCGGCTTTCTTGTAGACATCGAGCCGGGGATTGAACGCCCCCATCGGCATGCCTTCGGTGGCGAAGCGTGCTCGCGTTTCCTCGAAATGCATCCGCGCTAAAGGTTCAATCTCCGGCCACGCGGCCACGAAGCTTTCCTTGCTGATCGTATAATCCGTCATCAGATCACCGGTTTGCCAGTTTCATACGCTACGTCGATGCTGATCATTTCCAGATTGGGCGTGATCGACTGCGCACCCGTGATCTGCAGTTGCCATTGCATCGTGTAGCCAGTTCGCCCGAGCGACTTGATCTGCGAACCGATCATTGGCGAAGCCACGGTTGCGCCCCATCGCGCGATGCCCCAACGACCGATGCCCCAAAGGCTCCCCCCGCCCGTGTCCGGTGCAGCATCGGGCGGTGCCGGCAAGTCGACAGCATAGTCCATCGAGACCGAGAGCCTGACGTTATAGGGTGTCGTGCCCTTGAAGATGACGCGCGCCTGAAGGACCGTTTTCAGAACGCTTGGCAAGCCAACTGCGTCGGGATTGGCGATGCAGGTGTAATAGATCGGAGCGCCGTCGTCGGAGCCGGTCACTTCCGCCCGCTTCACACGGCCATCATTGGTTCCGAAATAGAGCTCGTTGTTGTGGAGCACCATACAGCGGGTGTCCCAACCCGTGTAGGAACACCATGCCCCGGTATCGGTGTTCACCACATAGCAGAGCGCTTGTTCGTCGCCCGCGGCAGGCAAGGAAACAATCGCGTAGGACTTCCGCGGCCACTTGACGATTTCCCAGGGCAAGCTGTCGCGAGCCGCTGCCTCGCGCCGCCAGTCCGGGGAAATCGCCGCCGTAACCAGCGCCGATTCCAGCGACGCAATATCCTTTGTAACGACCGCCGACAGGGGAACGATGCCGTTTTCGACGCCAATCAGCAGGTCGCCGCCAGATCGCATGGTGCAGCGCGGCCCCATGGTCTTTGCCAGGTCATAGCGACCGACAAGGTTCCAGTCTGTTGCTGTTGACGGGTCTGCCCCTTCAAATACTGCGACTTCGCCCTGGTTGGTCACGAACACGCATTTGTCGTCGAGCCCGTCTCCAGTATCGGTCGACCAGGTGGCGCCGAAGACCAGCGCACCGCCGTTCATGAACACGCCGTTCAGATCGATCGTGGTCAGCGGACCGGCAATAGAGGAAACCGGCAGGCAGTATGCGATCAGGCCTGGACCGATAAAGAACTCACGATTGCGATAGGCCCACACGAAGGAGAGCGTTGATGTGTCAGCGCCGGTAATGGCGGGGCTCGAAATGCCGGTGATCGGGATCCAGCCGTCGATGGCATTGTATAGCAACAGCGGGTCGGAGCCGTTGACGACGGTGAGGTATTCGTCCCCGCCTGTCGTGAAATTCAGGAAGGAATAATACCCGTTGGTCTGACCAGTAACGTCCGGCGTCGGCGGAACCAGCGGGTCGACCACTGTTGTGACGTCGAAGATTTTAGTCTCGCTCGCGGCGAACAGGCGCTTGTTGCTCGCGGCATTGTAGGTGATCAGCGAAATGGTGGCCTCGCTGCCATCCGTGATGCTGGCGTGGGTGAGCGAACCGCCGCGCTGCTGGATGCCTGTCGTGGTTGGCCGCCAGTTCTCAAGCCTCTGCGCCGTTGCAGGCGGCATTTGGGCGAGATTGCCTGACGTATACCAGCCGCCGCGCGGCACCGGCAAAGGCTGCATCTGCGCATTGCGCGCCCGGCCGGGCTGCGCAAATTTGGCGAGATATGCGCTTTTCACCGATCAGCCCGTTACAGTTCCGGGCCAGACGTTCGTGCGGCGGAACGAGCGACCGCAGCGATTGCCGGAAACGACCGGCTTGGAGCCGCCGTCCTTGTCCATCTCCTGGGCAAGCGCGATTTCATAGTCGGAAAGTTCCGCGGCGAAGTCCTGCCCTTTGGACTGCTTCCACAAATAGATGATTGCCAGCTTCAACAGCCGCTCGCTCAACACGAACGTGTCGGTGTCGGTCAGGAATTCAGTCTGACCGCCGGAAACAATCTGATTTTGGATGTAGAAGAATTTCGCGGTTTCGCTCACCGCCATCACAGGCAGGATATGTATCTGGTTGCTGAAGATGGTCCAGCGGCCATAAATCGGCGTTGCGGGCCAGACTTCCATGCCCAGCCAGTCGTCACTCCTGACGACATGCTGCATGTCCCAAGTGAAGCGGCTTGACCAGAGAGACGACGTGGCCAGCATGCGACCATAGTCAGTCGGGAGGTCGAAGCCCTCCGCCACAGCGTCACCTGTGACGGTCGCAATCTTGCGGAGCTTTTGCCAGTCGAAAGCCTCCGCAATGACGGTCGCCGCCTCGTTGGCGACGACCTGCATTTCCTGCCACTCGCGATCTGTGTTCGTAAACACGGCAAGCGGCTTGTCGAGCCCGACCGGCATTGCCGCCTGCTGGATGACGGTCAGGATAGTCATGGTCAGGCGGCTTCCGCCTGAAGTGCTGCCCGGAGCTTCGGAGCAGCCCAGCGCTTGTCATAGGGCGTGCCCCTGGCGTCGAGTTGGGCGCGAAGTTCCGTCACCTCGCCGTCGGCCGGCTGATCGGTCGGCGCCGTGCGCTGATCAAGCAGCTTTTCCATTTCAGCCAGCCGCTCGCGCAGTGCCGTAAGCTGGTTGTCCTTTTCGGTTTCTCGCTGCGTTGCGTTGGCCGCGCCCAGGTTGTCGAGGAACAGGCCAGCTTGCTTCTTCAGAGCGCGAACGTTCGGCATCTGAAGTTTTTCAATGTAGGCTTCCGGCAGATCGCGAACACCTTCGACTGAGTTGATGCCGAAGCGGCGGAAAACATCCACCTGGCCCTGTTCGACGCCGGGCCAGACGCCAAGCGGCGTACCATTGGTCGGGACTTCCCTGCCCTCTTTCCATGCCGCGTATGCCGGCTCGATCACAGACCAGCGTTCGGTCATGAAGCGGAGTTTCGGCGAGGTCGGGTTCTTCCCCAGCTTCTCGAGGTCCGGGATCATGTGGCGAACACGTTCCGTCTGCTTCGTGTTCTGCGGCGCCAGCGAGGTGGTGTAGATCACCCAATCCTCCGGCACGCGTTCCATGACGCGGAAGCCGCCCGCATTGAGCAGGAAGCCCTGTGCGTCGGTCTTTTCGGACATTGGATCAGCCGCGCGTTTCGGCAGCAATTCGAATGTCTGCTTGAAGCCGTGAATGATGAAAGTTGGAGTGCCTTCGGTGGTCATGGTTCCGTCCTTTGGAAGGTGAGCGAAAGGGACGCGGCGACCCCATCAAGGACCGCCGCGCTTCGTTCGTCAGATTGTCGCGTGGTTAGTGCGGGAAGGCGCACATGACGATTTTCGCCGAAGCGTCGATCGCATAGGCGCAAACCGCGTCGGTCGCGGCGGCAACGGTGTCGAGCGTGCCGTCCGTCGAGCCCGAAGGCGTCAGCGGATCTCCGTCGGCGCCAGCGGTCAGTGCGGTGTTGAGCGTGGCAACGCCCTTGACCTGGATCCAGCAGTAATCACCGCTGGCCGGGGCCGCCTGAAGCACGCCCGCGCCGAGTTCCGCCGAATCCGACAGATCGGACGTGACGACAGTCGACACGCCGGTCGAGACACCGGCCGGCGCGTAGAGATAAGTGACGTTGCCAGCCACGGCAGCAATCGCACCCGCTCCGCCGTTGTACTGGACGAAACGATAGGCCTTGTTGTCGTGGCTCACATAGATATCGCCGATGCCGGGCACGGCATACGCTTCCGAGCCCTTCAACTGCGCAGCGGTGTAGGTCGCGCCAAGCTTGGCGCCAACAAAAGCAGTCATGGTCTGATCTCCTTATGCCGCGTCCAGCAGGACACCCTGCCGCGAACGGTTCGAGCAGGCGAAATTGCCCATCCAGAGCAGCGGGATAACAACCGCGTCCTGGTTGACCGGCTTCTTTTCGTCATCCATCGACCACTGCGCGTCCTTGTGCTGGAACAGGTACAGATAGTCGGTGTTGAGGAAGTAGCCCTTCTCGGCCGTCGTCGTGAAATTGGCGTTCTCGTCGAACACCACGTCGGCGGTCTTGTACTTGTAGGACTTGAAGCCGGTCTCGGCGAGGTCGGCATCCATGTAGCGTTGGAACTGCTGCTGCGATGCCTCGTACACCGAGAACAGATCGTGGCTGAAGACGATCAGGTCGGTGTGGTCGGCGCCGTTGGTCGTGTCCATCCAGAGCAGGTTCATTTCGCCAAGGATGGTGTCCTTGGTGTAGGCGTTGGTCCCGGTCATCTCGCGGAACTTGTTCTGCCAGAACGTCCACTGAGACGAATCCAGCCCTGCGACCGTACCCTGGCCGTTGGTCTGGATCAGGTGGGCAAATCCGCCGACCTGATTTGCCAGCGAACCGTCGGAAAACATGTCGACGGAAAAGTTGTTCGTGGCCGTGCGAAGAGCGTTGCCCTTCTTGGTCTTCACCAAGGGGACCATCTTCTCCTTGCTGGAGTTCTGGCGCAGTTCCTTGCCGGACGAGACGATATGCAGGGCGATCTGCGCCCAGTCGTACTTCGCCGAGGTCAGGATATCCGACGCGTTGGTGTTCAGCGTGTCGAAACCGCTGTAGCGCTGGTAGGTCTCGTTTTCGGCATACTCCAGAGGGATCTGGATTTCATAGCCGCCAGAAAGGATCTTGCCCTTCTGCTTCATGCGCTTCAGCACAGGAGTGTGCTTGCTCACGTTGTCGGCGACTTCGGTCGCGACGTTACGCATGGTCGAAGAGACCATCTGCGTAAAGATAGTCGATGGCGTTGCCATGGTTGATTATCCTTTGGATTGGATTTCGTCGTAGAGCGCAGAGAGCTTCTCGTCTTCGGTGAGTTCTCTCGATTTGCCCGTGGATTTGGAGGTCACGTTGACCGAGTTCGCCCGCTTCGCGTCTGCCGTTCGTTTCGGATCGTGCGCAGCGGCTGTTTTCAAGCTGGCTGCCTTCGTCCTCAGATCAGGGTCGGCGTTCACGGCGATGTCATAGGCCAGGTCGAACAGGGCTTCCGGGGAAGCGCCATCGCCGAGCTTTGCGCGTGCCTTGGAAATCGAATGCACCATGTCTTCTTCAGGAATTTCGGAATAGAGCGGCTTGTCCTTCGACAAGCGGCTAACTTCCGCCTCCATCGCAGATGCGGTTGCACTCTCGTTCATTTTCTCTCGCACGATGCGCTCAACATCAGCGGCTCCGAGGGCGGCTGTTTGTCGATCGGCGGGAACCTTGGCCTGCCCGGCGAGGACCTGAGCAATTTGCTCGATCACTCCGAACCGTTGGGCAATTTCAAGCAGGCCGGCGACTGGATTGGCTTCCAGCCGGCGCTGCGCATTCAGCAAGGCGTCAATGGCGGCGGGCGCCGTGAAAGGTCGACCGTCCGGCGTGGTTTTGCCGGCCAACAGATCCTTGTTGCGCTCGATGCTCTCGGCGATCGGCTGAAATGCCGTCAGTTGCCGACCCTGGTCCGACATGCGCTTGTGGATGTCCGTGTCGCGCGCCGCAATCTTGGCCTGCACGTCCGGCGGGATCTTTGCCCAATCGGCATCCATGCCGTTCCAGTTAGCCGGGAGAGGCACGACGGACGCCGCGAGCGTCGAACCAGCGGCATCGTCGCCGGCCTCTCCCTTGCCCTCACCTTCCAGTGAGGCATTGTCCGCAGCGGTCTTGCCGTCTGCGGCCGTGAACTTGCCGCCCTGGTCTCGGGCGGGGCCGGCGTCGTCTTCCTGTTCGGCCTGGTCGTAGAGAGCGCCAAGCGCCTCATCCTCGCTGATCGCCACCGCACCGTTGTTCAGGTCCGCAGCCGCGGCATTATTCAGGTCTTCGACGCTCATAAAAATTCCTCGCTCACTTTCAGGCCTCGCTTCGCGCAAAAGGCCTTGTTCTTCAGCTTGCCGCCCGTCGGGGAGCAGCCGGGATCGCCGGCCTCGACACAGTTGTTCCGCTTCATGTCTTCGCGCCGCTCGCGCCTCGACGTGATGACCTTGCCGTTGATCGGGCTGGCGTATTCCGGCATGTTCGGCATGATCATCGGCGCGGAAAGCGGTCCGTCCGGAACGCTCATCGGCGCGCCGGTCTCGCGATTGACGATCCGGCCATCGCGCCAGACAAATCGTTCACCCATCAAATCGCTCCTGTCATGCCGAACTGCTGAGCCGCCATTTGCCGCTGCACCATGGCAAGCTGGGCCTGCTTGATCTGCAATTCGGTTCCTTTGATCTGCTGATCGAGCGCGGCGTTTTGCTGTTTGATGTTCCGGTCCGTTTCGGCATCCTGAGTTTTGATGTCGCGATCGACCTGGGCATCCTCGACCTTGCGTTTCTGGTCGGCAGCGGCGGCTTCAGCCTTGGGATCGGGCTTCGGTCCGGCCGGCTGCTTGCCCTTCGCCTTTGCCATCTGCACCAGCTCGTCAACCACGTCTTCGACGCTCTTGCCCAGATTGAACAACCGGGAGAACGAACCGAAGATTTCCATCGCCAGTTCCATCGGAAGCGCGCCCTGCTGCACCAGCGGACCAACCGCCTGGAAGTATTGGCTGGACGCCTCCATGAAGCCGGTGGCCTCTGCCTTTTGCCGCGTAAGGTCGGCCTGGATCGTGCTGTCGCTCTCGACATCGATCCGGAAATAAGCGCTGGCGTGGTCCTGCATGAGCGCTCGCAACTGGTTCAGGTGCTGAAGCTTTGCCTGCCGCGCCTTCTCCGCCTCCTGCGCCTGCATGGCCTGCTGCTGCAACTGCTGCATCTGTTCGGGCGGCATCGGTGGCTGGCCGGGCGCAGGTGGCGGCGGCGGTGGTGGAACCGGAATCGTTGTCAGATCCTGCTGTGTCGGCAGGATCTGGATATCGGTCATCTTTTGAAGCGTCTCGGGCGAGAATTTCGCCGGGATGATTTCCGACATCATCACGAACAGGTCGCGGGCAGCGCGCTCGATGTTGCGCTGCATCTTCTGGATGCGCAGTGAGCCCCATTGGCTTTTCAACTGCTGAGCGCCAAGTGTCTCTGTCGGCTTGCTGGCGCCGCGGACAATGTCCGAAATGCCGGTGATTTCGTAGATGGCCTGCTTGGACTGGTCGCGGACGCCGTAGAGCTGGGCCAGGACGACAATCAGCTTCTCGACCGGCCAGAACAGCACGGCATTCTGAAGCCCGCCCTTGGCCGCCCATATCTCGGCATCCGCGATCGGCACGAATTCGTTGTCGTCGGCGTCAAGGACGTTCTGGATGTCGGTCGAGCTGATCGCGTACCAGCCTTTCACCTTCAATTGCTTGGTGATGATCTGGATGCGCTTGGTCGTCGTGTCGAGCTCGTCAGCAAGCCGGCGATAGATCGAGAACGGATTGACCGGCATCAACCGGCCGTTGATCTCAATCGGCTGCACGGGCGTGGCGATCGGGAAGAAATTGGAAAGCCCGAGCGGGTCAGGAACCTTCTTCAGCACCTTGCCATCACGAACACTGACGAACAGGACGGTTCGGGATTTCTTGTCCCACACTTCCCAGACATCATAGTCGGTGTCGGCTTCCTGGTCGGTATCGCCGTCGGCCTGCTGACTGGCTACCAGATCGCCGTCGATGAAGTCTTCGTAGTCGTCACAGGCGATCGAATGGCGAAATGCATCCCATGGGCGGTCATCCCAGCGCTTCGAAGGGCCGTGACGGTAATCTTTCCAGCTCACAGCCTCGAAGCGCAGCCGCTCGTTCTCTGACCGCTCAGGGGTGGCTGGCGTGGCTGCTGGGTCGGCCGACGCCTCGTCCTGTTCGTCGTCTTCCGTGCCCTCGACAACGCCATCAGCTTCGGCCAGGTCGCGCAGCTCATCGTCTGTGGTTTCCCCGCCGACAATATCGCTCATGAAGCGAAGGCGGATGACCCCACGGCCAGCAAGGAACGCGTCCTGTGCCATGGCTTCCATCTCGACCTGAAGCTTGCTGTCATCGACCTGAATGCGGATAGACCGCTCGATTACCTGCGCGAAATCGCGCGCTACCGGATCGTCGGCGCCGAACCGGCGGCGGATGTCTGGCATTGGCGCCGAGTTGATGACGGCCGGGACGATGGTCTCGACATTGGCATACAGGACGTTGAAATCGTAAGCCGCGCCGGTGGCCTCGTCGGTGTCGACGAGATTCCCCTCGCTGGTATAGGCCTTGACCGCAATGGCCGCGCAGTCGAGCCAGTGCTTTTCCGCCTTGCCGGCGGCCTGGATCTTGTCCAGCCACTTCTTGCCGGTCTTGCGCAGAGCCTGACCGACGGCGGTCCCGGTGCTGCTCTTGGCGTATGAGCTCTTTTTGTTGTTTTTTACCATGAAGGATGCCGGCTCCTGTCAAACCCCGCCGCGCCGTTTCCGGCGCTTGATCCGGGCGTCGACGGCTTCGCGAACGGTCATGTTCGACCGGATCACGCCGTCCTTGGTGACTTCGTAGGCGAGTTCTTTCGGCTTCTGCGGCGGCTCATAGACTGGCGCCGCGTCTTTCCAGGCCAGACCGAGATAGCGAAAGGCTGATGCGATATGCTCGGCCCAGTCCTTGACCGGGATATCGAGAAAGCACTTTCGTTCATCGTCCCACAGGCGCCGGAAAGCCTTCAGGCCTTCGATGCCTACTTCTCCGCAGCGACCCTCGTCGAATTCTGCAACCTTGATCGTCTCGCGCGCAGCGTTGATGCCGTCGGCCACGCTGACCATCTGCACCATTTTCGGCTTGCGGCCATGCAGCTTCAGCGTGTCGAACCGGGTGCGCTTGGCTCCCCAATTCGGTTGCATGGCGTCGTGCGGGACATAGTCAGTGCCGTGGTAGCCCTTGTTGTCCAGCCACTTGCACCAGTCTTCCAGATCGTCGCTTTCCGGCCTGTAGAAATCGACGATCAGGGGCTTGCCGTTGATGACCTGGAAACACCAGATCGGGTTGTTTGCCGCCTTGCCAAGATCCCAGACGGTATGGACCGGGTGTTTCCAGTTGATCGGCACGACGCCGATGCGGCCTTCCACTTCAGCCGCGGCTAATTCCGCTCCCCAATAGGAACCGACCATCGCGCCGGCAAAAGAGCAGTAGAATTCCTGCTCAATGAGCAGATCGGCCATGGCCTTGCCGAAGAGTGCTTCGTATTCGCCGCGCTGATCCTCGATCGCTTGCAGCGATATCGCCCCGGTGTCTTTCGCCGTCAGGACTTGGGTAAACCAGCGGTCATCACCTGCGAACCGCTTCAACATCCCCTTCAGATGATTGTTGCCGCGCGGCGTCGAGATAAACGAGGCCCAGCCGCCATTCTCGGCCAGGATCGGTGAGAGGTAAGCCCATGCCGAGGGGTTGGCCAGCGCCCATTCCGAAGCCGTCAGACCGACTGGCGGAGACCCGACAAGGGCGTTGTAGTTGTCAGACCCGACGAGCTGCCATGTCGACCCGTTCTTGAAACGGATGAACATGTCGTTCTCACGGGTGTTCGCCCGGATCGCATGCGGGAACGCTTCGTCTATCCGCCTCTGGCCACTGTTCGGATTGACCGCTTCCCAGATCGCCTTCCTTGCCTGGGCATATTCCGGCAACATGTGCCAATAGGTGCCGACACGATTGAACGCGGCGACCGAATGCATTCGAAGATTGATGTCGTCCTTGCCGGCGCGGCGATGCCAGATCAGAAGCTGGCGGTTGCAGCCCTCAAGCCACGAATCCCATGCCGGTTTCTGATAGTCGCGCGGCTCCCAATTACTCGGAAGGTCGACGCTCGGCACGGCTCACCACGTTGACAGTCAATGCGCCGCCGTCAGGATCGGTCAGGGCAAGCTTGCTCCCGTACTTCTTCGGCTTCATTTTCTCGGCGATCCACTGCCGCGTGCTCACCCTCAGACTGGACCGGCGAAGCGCCTCGCCATTCTCCTGCCAGCCAATAACCGCGCCGTCGGCGTTCTTGCGCTCAATCCAGTCGTTTCGGCCGTCGTCGGCAATATCCACCATGTCATCGACGAATGTGTCGGCCTGGGCGTCGCGCGCGTGCGCGTACCTGGTCGCGAAAGCCTCGTTGACAGCCAGCCAGCGAAATACCGACGACTTGTTCGGCATGTCGTCGCCATCGCATATCGCACGAAGGCTTTCGCCGTCTGCAATCCTCTCGCAGATCAAGTCCGCGAGCTTTTCGGTGAACAGTGTTGGTCGTGACATGCTTTGACCCTCTGCGGCATCAGCGGGCACGAGGGCCGGCTGTCCGTGTTGGTAATGCCTGCAAAGGCTATATTGAGCGGGGAGATTGTGCTCTTGTGGCCGCCTCACAAAGGAGGAGAATCAACAATGCAAACAACGGACGAGATCAGAATAGGTGACATCGCGATGCAAGTCGCCCTAGGCGAAATGCTGAGAATTCTGATTGCGGAAACGTGCGATGTTTTTTCCAGCGACGCCGCAGATTTCCGGAACAAGGTCAACTCTATAAGAGATAAGTCCATTGGTGGGATCAACAGCCGCCAGCTTTTTCCTGAAGCCAACGAAGCTACCGAACAAGCCATCAAAGATGGTGCCACCGGATATATCGCAAGGCTGCTGGATTCGATTGGTCCGGCACCAGATAAGATGTGACCGCGCGCTGACACCAATGAAAAACCCGCCTGATTTGGCGGGTAGCGGGCGGATCAGGCGAAGCGTGACGGCGCGCCCGAGTTCCTTCTCCGCAGCCTTAGCCTCTTCCAAAGTTACCGCACGACCGTCGGGCAATCGACTGTTGCGAAAAATTGCTGAGCTTTTACAAAAGCGCCAAATTTGGCATTGCGGAAACCTTGGGGATGGATTGCCAGCAGGCGGCTTGCCGTCATGACACCCGCAATCTGGCTGCTCGACACGCGACTTGGTTGGTGATTTGTTGCCTCCTTTAACTGAGGGAGGCAACAAAATGTCCGAAAGAGGAACCATTGATCAGCAGTTGCACGACACGAAGAGCGGCGTTGCAATTCTGGTGACCTGCCTCGTGCAGGAGATTAGCAAGACGGATTCGACATTTGCCGACCGCGTGATGGAGCGCTTTGAGCGAGCCTACCGTGAGGTCAAAGAGAGAGACACGCCGGCACTTGATCGCCTTGAGCTGATCAATTGGGTGCGTGAGATGCTGACTGGTTGGAGCCCTATCAGTGGTCAGGGCAGGAAGTTTCTTGACGACTGATTTACGTGTGGTTGCGCCGGCTGGGCTCCGAAATCCTGGATTTTGGCGGCCTACTCCGGCATGCGGGAGGCGATTCCCCGCGACTCTCCGGCTGAAACATCTCGTAACGCCATGCAACGTTACACCACGTGACACGTAGACCGTCACGTGACCAGTGCGTGACAGTCACGCGACCAACGTTTGCAAACGGCAGCTAACGTTTGATGCAGGTACAGCTTCCCCGCTGCGCGAGGGGCGATCCTCACACCGTTCCGGCGATAGCTCGGAGGCCTCGCACAGACGAACGCATTCGCCCAAACTAACGAACACGGGACAAACGTCCCAAATCACACGCCGAATCTAGCCTATCCGTCCCAACATTTCAATGGGTGCCTTCGTCTTCACCTCGCGCCCCAAGATATTCAGCATCATGGTGATGTCTTTCTCGCCGACGCCATGGACGGCACCTTTGAGACCGATCAACGCGCCCTCTGTCACCTTGACCGTTTCACCGACAGCAACATTGTGGCCGTGCACTCGCAACTCGTCGAAGTCGCCGGCCTCTTGAGCGAGGCGGATGGCCTGGACGGTCGCGTCGTCGATCCAGATCGGATCACCCGGCCCGCCGTCATTTTGAGAGCGCAGCACCTTGTCGACCGCCGCGCAATTCAACACCCGATGCCAATGCACCGAGTAGAGCGCGAACAGGTAGCCATTGAGCAGCGGGTAAAAGCGCGTGACCCAGCGGTTTTGCCTATGGTGCCGGTACTCCTTCCGATACTGCGGCAGATAGACCGTAAGCCCCAGCTCGAGGATCTCTTCACCAGCCTTCAGGTCTGACGATGGCCGCGTCTTGACGATGAACCAGCGGGGCGGTTGCACGTGCTTATTCATGCTTTCCCTTTCAGATATTCGGCGGGGTCGATGTGCCTTACAGGCGATGCCGCCCCGAAGGTGCCGAGTTGCCATTCCCGATACACGCGGCTGCCCTGCGGATCGAACTTCGCCGCCGCCGCCTTCCTAATCCAAGTTGGCGCCTTGGCAGCGGCCCGCTTCATTTTCTTGGCCTGGCGCTTTTCCTTCCGGCTGACTTTCTTCGGCCTTTCCGCAGATTTCCGCAGAGATGGACCGGCCGACAGGATCTTGTTTGAAATCCGGTCAGCCCGCTTCTCCGATGGGGATATTGGCGCGCCTTCCAGCCGATCGGCGGCGCGCCATGCTTCCGCATTGGTGGGAAACGGGCCGGCCAGCGTTTCGCCGCGGTCGATCACCACGAACCCGCCGTCACCCTCAATCACCGTCATGGGCGGATATCCATCACTTCGTAGAGCATGCCGAAGCGAGCGCTTCTCGGCCTTTCCTTGACGGTCGGGCTGGTTTCCAATCGCTGCTCCCGCTCAAGTCGGTCCTGCTTCTCGCCTTCCGTTTCAAAGCGGCGGACAGGCACGCCCTTTTGCTTGATCGCCGCCAGCACGATTGCTAGCTTCTGATCGTCCAGGTTCGACTTGAATGGCAGACGCTTGCCATTTTCGATCAGATCGACGGTCCAACCCCAGGTGCCGGCATAATATTCGATCGAGTGGTTCGGCCGGCGGTATTTGAACGGCCGATTGGCACCGGTACGGGCAAGCCGTTCCGCGTTAGTGACGCCGAGCAGCTTTGCCGCCATGCGCTGCTCTTTCTGGCCGAGGGCGGAAAGCGCTGTTGGCTGCTTGTAGCCTGCTAACAGCTTCTCAGCCATCCGCTGCAACTGCTGTTCCGAAAACTCGTCGTCATCGCCAATCATGCGACATGCCCTCCGCCAGGCTGGTTGCTGCGATAGATGAGGCGCACAATTTCGGCCTGCACGGCCGACCAGAACGCGCCCAAGTGCTCGTCTTGCTCGATGTCGGCAATTCCGGCCTTTGCCATTTGCCTCAGCAGGCCGTCCGTGACCTGATCCCGATACGATTCCGCAGCCCGATCGGTGGGCTTGGCAATCATCTTCTCGGCAGTCGACCGGATGCGGCCTACCCTCTTTCCCATCGGGAACAGGATCACTTGGCAGGGCGGCGACCAGTCAAACAAGGTCGGCTGCATGTCCGCCCCCTGTCGTGTCGGTCTGGTAGGATAAGGATGTCACAGAAACCATGACGGTTTGCTCTGGTGAGTACCCGTTTTCGTCATTGTTTTCATGACGGCGCGTCATCGTTTTCATGACAGCTTCCTCCGTTTCGACATGAAATTCAGGACAGGGCCGTCATTGTTTTCATGACGGGGTTTTGCTTTCCTTGGGCCGTTGGTGCCGGTCGGGTTGTTGGCCCTCGGCCCTTGCACGGGAAACTCCCGGCCTGGGTGCCACTGGCGGTATAGCTTCCTGCCGTCCTGTTGCTTGTCGGTCCCAGGCATCTTGATTTCGGTGATTTCATAGGACGGGGACTTGGCCGCGCCTTCGACGCCGAGGCAGGCCGCTTCCGTTTGGAACAGAAAACCCTTGCGTTGAAGATCCCGAAACCCTTCAGCCGCCGTATCGACGGCGCAGCCCATGCATGCAGCGGCCTGCCGCACGCTCAACCTGATCTTGCCGTTGTTGTTGGCATCAGGCCCGCGCCATTCGAGTTTAACCCACGGATAAAGCGCCTGGGCTGTAGAAGAGAGCGCGCGCCATGCCGGCTCTTCCATCGTGTGCCGTATAAGCTTCGTGAAGTGCTCACCGGGCGGATTTCGCTGTTTCATTCGGCGCCTGCCCGGATCAGGTTTGCCTCGCGCTCGGCCGCGATGGCGTCGGCGATCGACAGGTTGAAACGCTTGCGAATTTGAGGAAGGATGGCGTGCGCCTTGTCGGCGCCGCCTGTGGCCAGCCATTGAGCAGCGTCGCCAATGGCATTCGTTCCGGTACTCTCATCGCGCCGGGACGCAGCCGCGGCGCTCAAGCGGCGACCGCCATTTCGGTATCAGTCATCAACATCGTCAGCTTGGTGTGCAATACGTACCGAGCATGATGGCCGGGAAACTGACCGCCATGGCCTTCATGGACTGTCTCAATGACCAGCCCGAGCGCCCTCGCCTTGAAGACATAGTCCGACCAACGAGGGCCGGGGTGTGTTATCGGTGTACAACCGGCCGCGCCGGCATTGATGAGCTGCTTGACGGCCCAAGCCACACGACCATCAAGCCGGAGCCGGCCGCCATTCGGCTCGATCTGCACAAGGATGCTGAATTTCTTCATGCCATTGTCTCCGCGTCACGAGCGGCGATACGGGCCGCGATCCATTTTTCAATGTCTGGCTTCAGCCACGCTGTCTTTTGCGCAGCCGTAGTGATGGGTGCGGGGAACCGCCTCGCATTGACTTCGCGATGAAGCGTTGCCCGGCTGAAGCGCACGATAGGCTTCAGATCTTTCCAGTCGAGGAAGAGAGGCATTTCAGGCGGAAGGAGTGGCTCCAATGTCTCAGCCCTCCGCCTGGGCGATCTGGAGGCCCTTAGCGACCAGCCGACGAATCGCTTCGGCTCTCGACCTCACCCGATTTTCGAAACTCCAATCGTCCACCCGTTCCAGAAATTCTTTCGACGCCTGAAACGGCACGCGCTCAGACATCTGTTCCGGGGCTGTTCCGGCTTTGTCTGGATGCATTGCACGGTCCTTTCTGCAAAATGCACTGTTTTTCTAGTGCAATCTTTACCACTGTGCAAATGAGGCGTCTACTGCATATTGCGCAGGTGATGACAGCAATGTACTTATCCCCAAGTTCGAAGGGGTATGAATATGGCTGATGAGCAGAGGCGCGCCAGCAAGGCGGACGCGAAAAGCCAGACGTTGACGATTCGCCTGGATCTAAAGACCAAGTTCATGCTGGAATTCGTCTCGCGGCTACGCGGGCAGAACATCACGACTGTGGTCGAAAGGGCCGTGGCAACGGTCGCCGGGGCTGAGACGATCCCGCGAGGAGGCCAGTTCGAACCAGACCTCACTTGGCAGGCGTTGTGGAGCGTGAGCGAGGGAGTGCGCACCTTGCGCGTTGCAGACGTTCCCGAACTTTTCCCGACCTACGAGGAAGAGCGGCGCCTGGCCTTCGCCAAGGAGCACTGGCCATTCTTCTATACAAATCGCGGTTGCCGAGTGCTTCAGCAGTTCTACGTTGACGTCCTGTGGCCCCGTATCGAGGATTTCATCTCGCTTCATGAGGCTAAAAGACACGAGAACTATTTCGGCGCCGGCCAGGCGATGCAGGAGGCGCTGAGAGCTGCGAAGCTGCAAGCGCCGGAATGGCCGGTAAAACCGGAGCCGGCCACTCCCCCAACACCCAAGACGTCAGGACGCGACCTAGACGACGAAATCCCGTTCTAGGCCTTAAGCGGTAGCACCTTGGCGCCCTGCCCTACTATCCCTGCGATGTGCGCCGACACCAGCTTATGAGCTTCGCGCCGTTCCGGCATGAAGTCGTTTCGGACATAGTGTGCGAACGTGACGCTGGAATTAACAGACTGGTGATTGAGCGAAGCCGCAATCACATGGGGAGGAACCCCTAGCTTGCTCGCAAGGGTCGCCCAGGTGCGCCGGACGTCGTGAGCAGTCCAACCGGCCACCGGCATGGTTGCGTCCCTTTGGCGTCGCCCCTTGCCCGCCTCTGTCCCCTTCTGCGCCTTTGCCAGCTCGTTGGCGACGACATCGCCACGAAGGCAACCATCTTCGCCGACAGGGAACAGGTAGCCCTTCTTGCCTTCGGCCAGGCGCTTTAGAATAGCCTTTGCTGTCCCTGTCATAGGTACTTCGTGCGCCAAGCCGTTCTTGACCCTGTCAGGCGGCAGGCAAATCATATCCCCGACAAAGTCGAGTTCACGGACATGGATCGCGGCAATCTCGCTGACGCGGCAAGCGGTCTCGAACAGCAATCGGACAACGTCTTCAACCCCGTCGCGCATGCCGGCAGTCGGTAGCGCCTCAAACACATTTTTGATTTCAGCAGCGTTCAGGACACGGTCGCGCACGTTGTTGCGCTGTGGAGCCTTCATGCCGAAGGTAACGTCGCGATCGATAACGCCCCGGCCCACCGCCCAACGAACCACCGCCCGGACATCTTCAAAGCATCGAGAGGCTTCAGTTTTGGCGCCGCGATCCTCAACTGCGTCGAGCGCTTTCACGATATCGCGTCTGTGAAGGTTTGGGACTAACACCGCGCCAAGTCCGTGCACCGGGTCCAGGATGTTGCGCCGCAGCCGCCGCGTCACCTCATCCGCGCTACGCAGGCCGACCACACGGCGGGCGATATAATCTTCCACGAGTTCCGACATCGTCAGCGCTGAGGCCGCAGCAGCCGCGGCTGCCTCTTTCACGGTCTTCGGGTCTTTGCCGTCCGCGACATCGGCTTTCATCTCCCGTGCGCGTTTCCGGGCTTTGCCTACACCGAACTCTTCGGAATATTCGCCGAGCGTCACGCGCACCCGTTGGCGGCTTCCCGGCCTGGTGTACATGAGCGACCACGTCTTGCGCGTCGGGCTTACGCGCAGTGCCAAGCCGGGCTCAAGTGTGTCGAAGTAATCCGTCTGTGCTTCGGCCTTCACTGTGGCAACGAAGCGATCCGTCAGCTTTTCCTTGGGCAA